TCTTTTATTTAGAGTTTCCATACTTGTATTAAAATCTTGCTCTAATCTTAATAATTCTTGTTTATATTCTGTATCAGATTTTAAAGCATCTGCTTTGCTTTTATCTTCTGCTATTTTGCTATCAGTAACTTTTGCATAAGCAATTTTAATTTGCTTTAAATCCTTTAAATTATTAGTCATTAAATTTTTTCTTAATTCATTATAATCCTTTTCAGCCTCTATTTTTTCCACATTGCTAAGCTTGTTAAACTCTGTAGTTTCTTTATTATATTTTATAATTGCATCAACTTCTTTCTCTTTATTTTTTTTATATTCTCTTAAGCTTTCAGCATATTCTTTAGATGCAAGATACTTCTTTCTTTCTGCTACAGCTTTATTACTTTTTTCAATTAATGTTATTTTTTTTTGAGTTCCAGTAGCCGAATAACTATGTCTGCCCCCACCATCTACATCTTCTTCCCTAAATTGAGTCGCAGCACTATTTTTAAATAATGCTTCATTAAACCTTTCTGTTTCTTCTCTTAATTCTATTGTTGCTTTCTTGTAATCTGCATGACTAGTATAAAACCAATCATAAGCTCGTTTTACATCTCCAATAACTGGAATATAATTAATCCAAGCCGTTTTATTAGTTGCTAATTCTTCTCCTGCATTTTCTGACCATTCATGAACATAATGATATCCTTCAAGAATTGCTTTAAATGCACTGTCGGTAACTGTTTCAAGCTCTTTCATTCCCTTTGTAGCTTTAGTATTGCTTTTTATCATTTCGTCTGTTACATCTTTAGTCGTAACTCCAAGTTTTTTAATGACATCGTCTAATAAAGCTGTCTGCATCTGATTTTTAGTAAGTTGCTTTACTGTAACCCCTAATGTTGCTGCATAATCTTTATTTATTTGTGTAATATCTACCATTACACCAAGATTGTCAAGAATCATTTTTGAGCCACGGGCAATTCCAGTAACCAGATCATCAAAAGCCTGCTTTGCATCTATTCCCATAACCTGCGAAACTTTAGTTGTTAGCTTTGTTAATTTCTCCAATCTGCCATTACTTAAATCTATACCAAAAGACATTGCTTTATTAGCACTTGCAATCATGTCTGTTGCATTTGCAAGGCCTAATGAGCTCTGCGTGGTCTTTAAAAGTTGGTTATACACATCTCTGGAAGACTTCCTTAAAATCTCCATTTGTACACCAGTTCTTTCTAATGCTATAGCTTTTTCGCCCATCTTTTTTAATAGAGCCCCTGCCTTTTGTACATTATTAGAAAAATGGTCTAATTGTTGAGACATACTTGAACTATTTTGATTTATAGTACTCGCAGTTCCTGTACTCTCTGCATTTATCTGTTGAAACATTGCAGAAACTTCACTTGCATTTCCTGTTATAGTTATATTTCCTGTTGTCATTTATTTCTCTCCCTTTGTTTCTTAAGCATATATTCTTGTCTTAAATTCAAATAGTTAGAAAATTCTCTAAAAACTATTCTTTTACTCATGCTCAATAATGTTATATCTTTATTACTTTGTTTAATTAAATTATACCAATCATATAAATATACATAAGAATTATAGAACCAAACAGGACATTTTAAAACGGTAATTTGATGTGATTTTAAAGCAGGAAAATCAATAGGAAAATTTCTTCTTTTATCTCTAGAGATATAGCCACATGAATTATAAGACTGGTCTTTATTTCTTTTACATGTTGAATAAGACCTAAAAGCAGAAGCAATGCTATTTATTTCTAATGCACAATCATAATAACTTTTTAACTCAAATTCCTTTATATTATCTTTTAGCCATTCTACCATTTCAATCAAGATTTCTTTTGGAGTAGCTCTTAAAATATCTTTATATCTTATTATACTTTTACCTTTTTTAACTCTGTCTTGGTCTCCAGCTTTTAATTGTTCTAAGATTTTATTTCTTTCTTTTTCTAATTCTTCAACTCTATTTTTATTTTTATCTTCTGCAACCTTTATGCTTAAATCTAAATATCTTTCTGCAAGTTTTTGTTCTTTAAGCGGAACTGTTATAAACTTATTGCCAGATAATAATTTTTCTCTAACTTCCTCTAATGTGTAACTAAAATTCTCTAATTCATATTCTGCATCTAAGCTTAGATTTTTAATAGTATAGAGAATCTCTCCTTTTTCATCTTTAATTTGTAGTGGCTTATTGTATTCTAATGTCATTTTTTCCCTCATTTGGCTATTAGCTAGATAAAAAGGGGCATTCTCTAGCCAAAAACACCCCTTGCATTAAACGAAAAATCCGTTCAATTCTTAATTTAGAATGGTAAAACTACCAATAATTTTTTAGTTGTTGAGTAATTTACATCTACATTTAACTTAATATTATCAAGTTCGTCTGTGTATCCAGTATCAAGATTTGTAAACCTCGCACCTTCTGCAATAATTGCTAAAGTAGATTGAGAAAGCCATAAGTGATTTTTAACATTTGCTTCATTTTTCTTGCTAAAAGTAATTAAATTAGCAGGGGTTCTGCCATATTCAATTTCTCCTGTTATATCAGCTTTAGAATAGTAACCAGTAATCCCATTTAATCCACATAAAGATTTTTCTGCTATTAATTCATGATTAATCTTTAATGAAAAATTATAAGGACAAATTTGTTTATCAGCACCTGTTGTTGCATCATGAATCCATGTTTGAACGAAATCAACATAGATAATATCATTTTCACTTTCTGATGTTAAAGTTCCTAAAGGTTTAACTAAAGCAGTTCCTGAAGCATCTTCACTTGCTATATCTGCACTCATTATATCAAGTTTCATATCAAGCTTGCCATCTCTAGCTAACTCAAAACTCATAGATGCTACTGCACCACGCATAACTTCAACGCTGTTATCATCAAAAACAGTTACAAAACAATAACTAGCATTTTCGGTTTCAGAAGGAGAAAAAACAGGTACTTTGATTAATTTATCATCATTAATAGTAATTGCGTTTTTTTCATCATCAGACATTGCATACTTTAAAGTAACATCGTTTGCTGAAATAGCAAGCACCTCATTTACGCTTGTAGCAAGACCCGTTGTTCCTCTACCAATTTGAACGATATCTCCAACTGTAAACTTGGTTCCATCATCTACTGTTACAACTTCGTAGCTTGCAACTGCGTGAACCTCGCCAGCAGGATCATCAAAAATTAATTGCTCCAGTTTTCCAAATGCCATCTCAGTTAATTCTAGATGATTGTTATAAAAACTAGCATCTAAGGGCTTAGTAAAACTTGCCTTTCCATTTACTTTACCTGTTGATGTTGTATTATTTAATTCTCTTGTAGCATTTAAAAACTTAGCTTCAAGTTTTTCACTTTCTCTATTTGTAGTAAGTTCTGAAACTTTAATTTCTTGCCATGTTCCATTTGCAACATAAGCCTCGCCAAAACTTGTTTCCTTTTGGTAATAAACCGTTTTTAAATTCTTTCTCATTTTATCCCTCACATATGAAAGTATCTAGTGTAAAAAAGCCCAAACTTTGGTTTTCATCATAATATTTATTACTTACTCCAAACCCTAATTTTCTTAATCCTAAGTCAAATCCCAAATCAAATAATTCTCTAAATTCTTCATCTGAATTAATATAGACAACTGTTTCGAATAAGATTCTTTCAAAATTCATTTTAGGCTCAGACCTTGTAGTAATAAAAAAAGTTTTAGGTTGTGCTTTATCTTTTTTTGTATAATCTAAATTAGTATATTCTTTTATTAACTCTACTGCTATGTTCTTTTTTTTAATAGAGTTCATTATGACCCCCAACCAATATCAATACCACCAGAATTTTCTAGTAAATCATCTGTAGTAACATCAAGATTAGGCTTGTTTTTATCTTTAGTATTCAAATAACTTGTAACTGTTTTCACAAGTGCATCATAACTTCTACAGTATTTTTCAGACTCAGACAAAAACCCCATTTCCAGAATACATAACATTTTTCTTTTCTGTAACTCTGTTAGCTGTCCTAAATCTAAATTTTTATAGAAATATGGATTAAAAGAAAAATCTGCAATAATACTTTCTTTTGCTTCTGTATTTAATAAATCAATGTCTGTATTATCATCTAAATTATTAAACCTGCTTTTTATAGATGCTTTATTCACATACAAATTAGAAAAAGTATTAGCAATTATAATAACTTCATTTGTGGGTAAGTGATACTGGCCCTCCACAATAGAACCCATATTAATAATATATTCTTGTGTCCTTACTTCTACTGCAGTGTTAATATTTAAATTTAATAAAGATGCAACCTTAATAGTATTTGTTCCAACTCCAACAATAACAAAATCGTCTTCTATATCATCATCACCTTTAACAAGAATTACATCACCTTTATTTAAAGAATGAGCAACAACTGTTAAAGTAAATCTATCTTTTACAAAACCTACTAAGCTCACAGGGGACTCTACTGTATACCCCGTGATTTCTTCTGCTTTTGCATTGTATATTATGTTGTCGAAGTTTTCTGTTTTGAATACTCCACCAACTTTTATTAAAATCATAAATCCCCTTAACTTAAACCCATTCTTCTAAAAAAAATATCTAAAGACTTGTCTAGCTCTTTATATAATAAATTGCCCCATTGAAAAAATTGTCTAGTCTGATTATTCTTCCAAGCCTTTTCATTCTCCCATGCACCAGTAATATATATTTCAAAATATTCTGCTGTATGCCTTGCTTGAATACTTCTCCACATCATAGAAGTTAATTGCAGATTAGGCCTAATATTTAACCCTCTTGCAGTTCTTTCAGATGCATACATAAGTGAATAAGGCTTATAAGGTCTTCCATTTACATCTATTCCATTTGTCATTAATCTTTTTACTTTTGCTTTAATTCTTTGTGCTACATATTGCCACATTAACTGTCTATTTGCATCTGTAGTAACATTGTAGATATTAGTAAAATCGACCAAGGAGTTTATCATTTTTTCTCCTCGCAGTCTGCGATTTCCATACTATGCCTACAGTTCCAACCACCCATTCTAACGAAAATATTGGGCTCTATTGCTTCCCATTGCTTTCTTGTCATCACCTTACCAATATATTTTGCACAAAAAGGACGATTCAAGCTATCTCTCACTCCAGAATATTCATAACATATTATACTATCCCCACCTGCTTTTTCAAAGCCTGCTTCAATGTTCTTAAAAATCCTGTTACTTATATCCCTGTTTGCAGTCACAAGAGCCTCTTCCATCAAAACACGAGTTTGGGCAATAGATTTTCCTATTTGATTTGAAACAGTTACCAAAACTTGGTCTCTATCTGCTGTGAATTGCATAGCTGACATATTGTCTAAAACAACCTGCTCCAATTTCTTATCAATATCTTTTATATAAATCTCATTTATAACTTTGATATCTCTAGCAAATAGAATACGGCCTTTTTGGATACCATATTTTTTAGCATAAGAATCAATCATAGTTTCAATTAATTCTAAGGACATTTTATTTATATCTACTAAATAAAGATGTTTGGCTTTATCTATCTTAGAATTGCTATCTAAATAGGACTTTGCCTTTCTGACATCTTTACCACTTTTTTTAAGTATTCTTTCTATTTCTTTTAAGTAGGATTCTGAGAAGTTCCCCGTTGAGTTGTCAATCTTATTAATTAAATTATCAATTAAATCAGCTAGATTCATGACACCTCAGGGACAAGGGGTTTTTACACCCCTTGGAGAATATTAAACAATAGTTGTATGATTTTTAACAATATCTATATCAGATGCAACAACCATAATAGAATCAACCCAAATCCTAATTAATAAACCGTCATCATCAGTCATCTTAATAACTGGGGTCATACCTTGCTTAGATTTTCCATTTACATCATTTTTCGCAAGTCTATAAATTTTTGCTGCTGGACCGATATAAATATAATCATTTGCATTTGCTGCGGTAGGGTCTTGATAAGTACCCACCATTTTCTTGCCTGCAATGTCTAGTAAATTACCAATACTTCTTGTGTTTGCATCAGAAACAATCTCAGGTTGAAATATTTTAGCCCCTTTACTAATTCCTCTTGCCATCAATAAAATTTGTGGCTGTGACATCATGTAAGCATCATTTCGGGCATCTAATTGGTCTGATGCAAATAAATCATGTACTATATCATTTTCATCTGTATCTATTGCAGATGCGGATAATAAATTAGTATATTTGTAATAAGTTTTTGCAGACTCTAAAGCAACAGGAGCAACTCCAAAAGGCTTTTGATAATCTGGCAGACTTCCAGTTAAATGTAAATTAGAAAACATTGTTATTACCTGTAATCTTTTCCAATTATTTAATTTAGTTAACAATCTTTTTAGTTCTGGCTGTAATGCTGTTTGCATTGTTAAGATTTGTGCATCAGAAAAACCACTTGCATCTGCATCTAAAACAGAAGGGTCAAAACCAACTTGATTTAAATAAGTAAAGTTAATCGTAATTGAAATTCTTGAAGGCTCTGGAAATTCAAAACTATGAGAAACGAGAGTTCTATCTACAATACTAGCATTATCATCTCCAGAAGAAACCGCTCCATATATATCAGCTTGTGTAACCGCATTGTCGTCTGTATCAATATACAATTCATGCATGTTTTGAGTTGTTTCTCTTATGTCTCTATCTGAAATAACTTGAATTGCATCTTGAACACCTCTTTCCTCTGTTAGATATTCTAATACCCAACCCTTTAATACTTGTTTTATAGTTGCCATTATTTCTCCTTTTTTTGATGTGATATCTACTATATTGTATGCGCTGAGGGTTTTTTTATGCTGTTAGTCTTTTAATTAATTCTTTTTTTGAGCCTGCTTGGGAAAGTCCTTTTGATTTGCATTCTAGTCTTAACCCATCTCTACTCATTTCTTCAAACTCTTCTTTTCTATCATTTTCAGACAAAGACATTATTTCAATTTCTGTATCTCCAATATTAAATATTACTTTTTCATTATATTCTTCTTTGATAATATGTATAAGTTCATATACATTTGCTTGTTTAATTGCTGTAGCATTAAACCCTTTTTTATACAAAAGTAGTTCTAGCTTTTCGCCATAATGGCTGTAAATTGTGGTTCTAATTTCATCGTATTCAGGTAAAACTTTAAAAACTGGATCTGCAACATGTATAAAATGCCAATAATCATCCATATGCTCAGCTCTTTCTCTCTCTGAATTACTCCACATTTTCAGAAATTCTTCTGGGTCTGTTATTTCTATCCAATTCTTAGAAGAAAACATTTTAGGCAATCTTTTTTTAGTACCCTTTTCTAAGTCAATTTTTCTGCTATGCCATCTTGTTATACTCAGCTCTATAAATATATCTTTTTTAGCCATTCTATACCTCCTTTTCTTCTTTTAGTTTTTTAATTCTTGCAAGCCTTTCATCTATTGTTCCAGAGTTCAAATTTGTTCCATTTATTTTATTACCAATTTTAAGAGTATCTTTTATCTGTTTTGATGCAACTTTTAATATCAACTCTAAAGCAGCAACAGGCACACTATCCAAAGATGACGTATCTTCGCCCAAATCTTCAATTTTCTTTATCAGCTTCTTTCTTTCTATTTTTTGTTCATATTTATTAAACCTTCTTTCAAAATCCTGTTCTTCTTTGAGTAACTTCTGTTCTTCTTTAGATAGTGCTTCTTGTTTTTGCTTTTCATCTTTATCTTTTAATTGTTCACTCATATTAGTAATAAGACCTGTTAAATCTTTTACTTTTTCTTTTAGTAAATCAATTTCGGACAATTCTGTTTCTGTACCTGTTTCTGTACCTGTTTCTGTACCTGTTTCTGTACCTGTACCTGAATCTGTACCTGCATCATACATCATCAACTTTCTAAATCTCTTCATTTTCTCTCCTTTAAATTGCTTGTAAAAATAATAATGCCTTGTCATACTCTTTTTTTATCTTTGTCCTAGACAAGTTTACACTCTTTCCAATATTAAAAAAAGATGTAGGACTTTTCATAAAAAAACGTTGCTCCATTATGAAAAATTGTAGCTCCGATAAATCATACATTTCATCTGGAACTTTGATTTTTCCGTTCAAATTACTTTCCACCTTTTCTATAAATATATTGTTTTTATTTAGATATTCAATTAAACCATTAAAAATTATTTTCTTAATATATGCATTCTCTTTTTTTGTTTTATTCTCTGTTTTACCTAATTTATTTACTGCTTTAATATACAACAAAATCGACTCTTGATATAAATCATCCCTTTCAGTGCTTTCAGGGAATTTAATTCTATTTACAACACTCCAGATTAAAGCATTGTCTTTTTCAAGAGCCTTATCGTACATCATCTTCCTTTAGTGGAATTGTTGTTTCATTCACTTTTATTTCTGCAACCTCTAGACTTACTTTATTTACATAAGAATAAGCTTCAATCTGAGTCATAAACCCATCATCTCTACTTTTAATTGCGTAATTAAGTCTTTCTGTATCAGAATCTAATATCTGCAAATCTTGATATGTTATGCCAACATCAAGATTTTTACCCCAGATCTTATTAATCTTTTCAAATATTTCTCTCTCATATTTCATAAAATCAGAATAAAAGTCTTTTCTATATTCATTTATATATTTAAGAGATAGCTTTTTACTTTCTCCACTTTCTACATCAGAACCCGTTTTGTCTTGTGTGATTACTGCATTTTTATCAACACCATTTTTTTGACATGCAGAAACAATAAAACCAGTGTACATCTTTTCAAGATTTACCAATACAGAAATATCACCCCCATCAAAGGCTTTTAATTCGTCGTTTATCTCCAATACGGTCATCTTATCTCTACGTCCCAAATCCTTAAATACAATTTTTGCCTGATCGTTATCCATTCCTGTATTAGCCAAAAGATGCATAACCATTTTAGGGTCTGCATTAAAAACACCCCAAGAAATTGCAACAATATATCTTTCTTGCAATCTTACAAGATTATTTAAAGAGGGTCTATTGCTAAATCTATATTTTATTTGAATAAATGGAGTTGTAGCTAAATCAGTCTCTTCTTTCTCAATTATATAATTTTCTTTTAATTCCTCTTGATTTTCCATATCTTTATTTAAATCAAAATAATTTACAATTTGAGAAAGAAAGATATCTTTATCATCATCAGTACTTTTTATATTATATAATTCAAGAGTATTATTTATCTCAATAAACAGTATTACATTTTCGTCATCTGCCTGAATAAAAGTATACCCTTTTTGAGAAAAGAAGTCTAAGGGATTTAAAGCCTTAAATTTAACTTTATTATCATCTCCATAAAGATACAACCCAGCATATTTACTTAAATGATAGAATCTTTCTACATACTTATTTTCTTCATTTAAAGAGTCAACATCAATGAAATTAACATCTTCCAAGCCTTCTCTAACAAACTGATTTGTATATAAACTAGCCTGCTTATTAATAAAAATTGGTAAAAAAGTAAGCATTAAAGGGTCTATCTTATTTTTTAAATCCTTGAATGATTTACTTATTGCAAGTTTTAATTCATCAAAAACATCATCTGTATAAGCATTCATATTTTTTTCTAAATCTGTCCATATTGGAATATTTTTGAATCTCTTTTTTATTTCCATTCCTTTCTCCTAAATTGCTATTGCAGAATTTTTGTTAAAGAGGCCTCGCCATAAATAAGAAATCGCATCACCAGGATGTGAAAACTCATCTTTTTTAACTGCGTCAATCTTCTCATCATAAGCATAACTTTCAACTACCATTTTCAAAACTCTTTGACCTTTTAATACTAATATATTTTTATCGTCAAAGTCAAGTCTCATGAGAGCGTGCGTTTTATAAATAGACCTATTATCAACACCTTTCAACTTGAAGCCCTCAGCCTTAAGTAAATCATGAATACCATATCCTTTGAAAGATACTTGGGCTTTTGTGGCTCTGTCTGTGTATATTATAGCATTGCCAAAACCCTGCTTTTTGGCCCATCTCATTACATCTTTAGCAGAAAATTGGCCTACTCTAAACATATCCTTTAAAACTATCTTGCCATTTCTTCTATTAAAATAAGCTGTAATATAGACTTGTGATGTCCCACCATTATCTCCAGCAATTACTCTAGTCCATACACTTTCGTCTTGCAGATTAAACCTATCGGTTTCGATATAATTATATTCATCTATATTAGCCCAAACCCTGCCTTTTCTTGCCTTAGTTGGATTTATATCCAGTTCCCTTGCAATCATTACTTCATCATTTGCCAATTTTGCACATTGATAGTTATACCAATCTAAATTACAAACAGGATTGTCTTTCCAATCTAATTTTATGAAGTCCCATTGCGAGGTGTCATCTTCAAGCCTTGTTTTGTAAAAAGGATACTGTGTACTCCTATAAGTAGAATAAATAAACATTCTATCCACTGATGAAGAAAATGAACCAAATATCTTATCAGCTTGATTAGGGTACATCTCGCAAACTGGGTCTAACTCATCTACAAAGATATAGTCCCCTGCAAATCCAACAGCAGTTCCTTTACCTAGAACCTCTCCTGTTAAAGAATTTCCTCTTACAACAATTTTCTTTTCTGCAACAAAATAACCAGTTCTTTTAGTTTGATGTTCTTCTGTGAACCATTTCTTTCTGTCCTTCCAATCTACATCTATGAAGATAGATTTATTTAATAACCATATAATTCTCTGAAAAGTAGAATTATAAGCATCATCACTTTTACCACCATCAATAGATTTTAAATCCTTATGAGTAGCAAATAATACAAGAGATTTACCGTGCTTAAGCATCCAGGCCATAGCAAGACCCATTATTGCACTAGCCCCCTGTCTTCTACTTTTCTCAACATGTATATTTTTATCAGAATTCTGAATTGCATCTATGAGTTTTAATTGTTCATCAAAAGGTAGAAACCCTATACTTCTATCACTTCCCTTTACTCTATTTACATCATAACTATACCCATCTATCAGAATATCAAATAAAAACGATTCTGAGGCAAGTTTATTAACTTCTTTATATAATTTTTTATCTAATAATATTTTTTTAAGGATTTTATTTCTAAATGTTAAATAAGCTTTGCCATATTTTTGATATTTTTTATTTAAAGCTTGTCTAGTGTAGTTTTCCTTTTCTGCTTGAACCTTACTCCAATTTGAGAGCCATCCTTTTAACTCAATAAAAATCTTTTCAGCACCATTCATATTTATATATAATTCAGCTATGCCTTTTTGCCTTTTTGCTCCATAAGATAATTTTTTAGGCTTATTCTTTTCTTCTATTTTTTTAGAGAGAGTTTCTTTTGTGATAGCTATTTTCATATCAAAACTCGGGAATTTCTTTTTGCAAAAGGTCATCTAAGTCCATTTCTTCAACTTGCTTTAATTTCTCCTTTCTTCTTTTATCATCTAAGTCCTCTATTATTTCTACTTCTTTTACTTTATCTAATTCTTCTTTATAAAAGAGTTGTTTCTTTAAATCTATATCATATAATCCTTGCACTTTTGACATTTCCTGAAGCAGCTTTAGAGACATATTTGTGTCATTTATTCTTTGTGCATTTTTGTACATTTCCATCAATTCGTTGAAAACAAAGGAATTGTTTAGTAAGTAATCAGTGGATGTCTTTGTTTTTACTATATTTTTAGCCTCTTTTATATAACTGCGTAAACTCGTATCAGAAACTTTATGGTACCAATCAAAGTTTTCTTCAAGCACCTCGTTTATGCTGTAATTATCATGAACACCTGTTTTTATTATTTTTACTATTATTTTTACTCTTTCTTTTCTAATTACCCAAGTTGATTTCTTAGAAACTTTTTTAGGCATTTAATAATCCTCGCTGCTCTTCTGTGATTTCAAATTTATCAAAGAAGTTTTCTAGGAAAAAAGCAGCCATTTCTTTACTATTAGATAAAAAATACTGCTCCAATTTAGCATTTTTATTCATATTTCCACTTCCTGAAATAACATAGTTATCCATTATTGTTATTTTTGCGTGAGAGCGTGCAAATCCAAGATTAATATTTAAATCCCCTTTTTCATAAATTCTCATTATTTTTTTTGATATTTTTGGTCTAATTGCTATTAAATGTTGAGAAAGAAATAAATTTAATCTTTCTACTTGTTTGGTTCTTACTAAATCTACAAGAGAATCTATAACAGTTTCCGTAATAGAGTAACTCACAACTGATAAAGTTTTAATTTTCTTTTGTGATAAAATAAAAGGAATAAAGGTAAAAGCATTGAATTGATTGTTTGACATTATATTTACTATTTCTCCCTTTTTGGGAAGTTCCAGTATTTCTTTTATATTATTTATCATTTGTTGATGTTTCAATATAAATTTCTGTGATTTAGCATAAGCAGTGTTATTTTCTGAATTTCTCACAAGGGCAGGTTGTCCGTTCAAATTACTTTCCACTTTTCCTATTTTTTGAAGAAACTCCAAATCCATATTACACCTTCACATAATTTTTTATAAAATCTTCTAATTCCACTGAAAAAGTATGCCTACTCTTATCTCTTAGCACCACTTTCTCGATTTTCTCTTTTCCTTTAAATTTATCAATCAAGGTTAAAACTTTCTTTTCTCCTTTTTTGATGTAATTCCCTTTATATTCAAATATCATTTTTTCACCTTTTTTGTGCCATTTGCTAGTATATACTCACTTTCAAACTCTCTTTCTTCCAGAACCTCAAACCCATCATCTTTTATTAGGATATAATCATTTTCTTTAAAAGTCAAATCTTGGAAATTTAATTCCATTTTATTCTCTCTAACATTCAAGGAATAATCATTATTTTTTAATATATATTTCTCCATTAAATCTAAGTCCTGGGAGCCTCTGAAGATGAAGGCTCTGACTTTATTTCTAGGTTTGTAATTTCTAATTCTCTTTCTTTTCACTTTCTCTCCTATCCTTTATTGGCTCTTGGTAACCACTTTTTTTGTCTGTATAAGTTCCACCAGTTCCTTTACAAACTGGGCAGGTTTCCATCCATCCACTTTGAAAATCCTTGTGTTCCCCTGTTCCGTGACAAAAATAACAAGCTTCCATCCTATCCTCCTTGAAATACTCTTCTATGATTTTAACAATAATTGCATTAATACTTTTTCTATTTATATAGCCTAATTCTCTAATTTTATCATGAATTTCTTTATCTATTCTAATTGTTAAGGCTTTCATTTTCATATTGCACCATTGCACCATTGCACCACCATTATTACTTTTTTATTTTAATTTGTCAAG